CAAACTCTATTTTTATTTCTTGAACGTCTAAACTTCTATCAATTGGTATATTAAAATCTATGTTTTCAAAATCACTATTGTTTATGTTCGTATCAGGTGGTTTTGCATTTTCAAGAAACTCATCGTAATAAACTACTCCATTTATTATAACATTGTAATGTGGTAGTGTACCAAGACCATCTGTAGTTCCAGCTAAACGAATCTCCAATTCATTTGTTAATCCATTTCTAAGTTTAAAACTATAATTTTGAGGTATTATGTTTTTCCAATATCTTTCATTGTCAGGAGTACCAACTTGATTTAAATCATCTTCTTCAAATCCAAATAATTCCCAAATTGATTTTGGTTCATTGTAATATTTTATACAAGTTAAATCACAATCACCAATTCCTTTTCCTAATTCCTCTCTAATTGGTGAAATACCTTTGTACACTACTGGATTTGAAGGCAGTAAATCCCAATTAATACCAAGAAAATTATTAAAATTGTAATAAGTATTCATATCTGGAGAATCAGTTCCAGCAGGGTTAAAAAAATCAAATCTATATATTTTTCCCTCTTGAAGATATTCTATTATTTCGAAATCCTCTAAACCAAACTCTGGTTCTTCCTTCCATTCTCCAGTTTCAATATCTCTAATTACATATGCTTCTAAAAATTCTTGAGTAGCTTCTTCACTACTGAATCTATATATTACCTGTAGTTCTTCTGGTATGCTATCTTTAGTTACTTCATATCTATATGAAAACTGCTCTCCAGGCATAGCTTCTGCATCAAAAAATTGTTCTCCTATTCCCTCCGGCCATATAACAGGTTGGAGTTGATATAGATTATATTTTTCAGAAATTCTTTCAGTCATATAACTTGGTAATACTTCTAAATTACTATCAATTTGGTTTTCCATTTTTAAAAGAGCTAATTCTGTTTTTAATTTATCACCATCATATTTAAAATTTATACTTATTTTTTCATTATTTAAAAATCCAAGTTGTCTTTTTGTTTTTTTATAATAATTACTTTGGTCTGATATTCCACCAATTATTGGTGTAGTGTTTTTGTATGGAATAAATGAATAACCATCACTTCCAAAATATCTAAAATCCTCATCTAATCCTTCATTAATGTTTATCACTAATTTAAATTTTTTGTTATAAAGGATACCTAATATGTTATTATCTTCATCAGTTTTCACTCTCATCATTGTTCCCGTAACCTCAAATATACCACTGGTTTCATATGTGTGATACAATGCAGTATCTTCATCAATTTGCTGAGGTGTTGATGTAAATTCGTTCACAGAACCATCACCCCAATCAATATCGTGAATATAAAACCTACCCAATTTAAAATCCTGATAAATTGGTGTTCTTGTAACACCAAATGTTTCATCAATTGGATAGGTGGGATAAAAATAAAATTGAGCTTCTAAAGGGGCCTGTGAATCTTTATATTGTTGTGGTTGTAGTTCTTTATCATAATATTTTGTTAAATCTGCAGTTCCATAATTACCAACAGATATTTTTTTTCTAACATCAACATCAGGTGTGAACTCATATGATTCATAACATTCAATATTATCAATTAATACCCTACCTTGAAAATCACTTTCAGTTTGTAAAAATAATGTTAAGTTACCAACACCATCGGTTGGAAATTGGGATTCATTACTAATATATTGTTCCATCCCACTAATACCTTCATTCGTATCACCTTCTCCTGAGTTATTAGTGTATAATCTAGCAAGTATGAAACAAGACGCGTCAGGAGTGAATTGTCTACTAAAACTATAACCAGCATTGTTATCATAAGTCCATCGTTCTCCATTCCAATACGCAACAACTAAATCCATTGGAGCAGTATGGGGAGGTGGCCCACTATGGTTTTCATCTTCACCAAAATCATCTCTACTATCAGCATAATCAATAATATCATCTTCCATAAACATTTCTTCTTGTTGTGAAACTGTGCCTACATACATTAAATATGCTTCAAGGATTCTACCATCATTTTGTAATCCAGTCCGTTGGTCATCACCAGCACCACCAGTATCACCTAAACCCGATGCAACACTGTTTATATCATGTTCATCATATTTACCAATTTCAGCATGTCTTACTCTTCTTTGAGTTCCATCAGGATGTATTATGTAAAAGAAATCTATATTTGGATTACTTCTATCATAACCAGGTACTTTAAAAAATATTTCACCAGCCTCTTCACCGGGTTGTTTATCTTTATTAGAATTTGTATTTAATTGTATTTCAACTGGGCCACCATTTGCCTCATCATCAAATGTACCACCATATGGAATACCATGTATAAGACCATCATTTAAATGGTCATCCGTTAAATTAAAAGTAAATTCAAAATCTTCCCATTCATCGATTTCTTTATTTTGAAACCTACCTGTTCCACCATAATCTAAATATTTTCTACTTTCAAAAGATGTGTTTTCATATGTGTCTTCACCTTCAATTAAATAATTGATGTTATTTTCTAAAAGTGAATTAAAACCTCCAGGAGCTTCAAATAATGCATAGTAACTATAAGGAAGTGAATTTTTTCCTGATTTTGGTAATTCATGAAATTGAGTTCCTAAAATACCAACATCAATTTTAGGCATTATAGGTTCACCATCGAACCCTATAAATGCATTTGTGGTTTTCATTTTAAATTTTATTTTTAATGAACTATATGGATTTATTGGGTTATCATTAAATTTATCATAAATGTTTTGAGCTTGATTTAACACTCTATACCAACCATACTGAAATATGTCAGGATTTTCAACTTTTATTCTACCATTACCATGATGACCATTTTCTAAAAACCAATTAAAAATATACTTTTGACCATTACCACCTAACTCTGAATCAGCGTATTCTTCATTTATATAATCAAGCGCTTTGTTACCCAATTGAAAATTCATAAAACACAAACATCTATTGTTTGAATATGCTTCAGGTGTTGTTATCCACATCGCAATATGTGGTACATCTTGTTCAAATGAATCTTCATTGTACAAAAAATAACCATTACCAATAAAACTATGGTGGTGTCTCAAGGTTGCAGACTCATCCAATCTCCTCATAATACTTTGACCTGTAAGGGGTTCAGGGTCCATAGGTTGACCCATTGTTGAACCGAAAAATCTTGTTATTTCTCTATCTTCAATATTAGTTCCAAAAGCAGACTCAATTCTACCCCAATAATTTATACCACTATCACCATTATTTAATTCTAAGGATAGTGGAACATAATTACCAATAATACTGAATGGAGGTGTTCCAGTAGATGCTCTTAAAGATAAAAATCTCCAATCACCATCAGGTTCTACAACAAATGGTATATCATTTAATTCAACGTATTTACTTCTTACAAATTTACAATCTCCATTTGTGATTAAATTTTGTTTAGCAGATGATTTAAATGGGGAACGTAATATATCTGGAAAACTATCAGCAAAATTGTTATCATCATCGAATGAAAACATACCCAATGCAATTCTACCATCTTGATTTGAATCTTTAAGTCCTTGATTTGTATTTTGAAAAGAATCTAAATTAATGTCCATACCACTATATACATCATATGGTTCTAATAGTGTTTGTTCAATTGCAACACCATCTACACCGAATCCTGTTGAAATTGATTCTGAAACAAAACTCATTTTAATCTACCTTAAAACCACGAGCTCGTAGTAAGTCACTTCGTGAAATTATTTCTACTTTACATTTATTTCCTAAACCTGAAAAATTTGTATACTCTCCAGTAGATAATAAATGATTTAACCAATAATCAGGTGTTACTACTAAATCTGCATTACCTAAACCATCTTCAAATGACATTTCTTCTTGAACTTGAGGATTATAGGTTGCACATATGAAATACCATTCATTAAAATCTTCAGGTATGTAGGTTGATTGTAAAAGTTTTAATTCATCATTTCCATAGTCATTCAAATCACCTATATTGTATGACTTCCTAGCATCTCCAATTACACTACCATCTAATCTTAAATCACCACCTAAACCAACATGAGAATCTTTTAATCCCTCATCATCCCCAGTTGAGTAAGAACCAGATTCTCTAACTTGTAATCTAACAAATCTAGCAGTGTCTGAGTCTTTAAATATTCTTTCATCATAACCAGGTCCTACTTCAAATGTTCCTTCTTCAACAACTTTACCCCAAGTTGTTTCTGTTGATAAAGACGCATATGAATCATTTTTATTCAATACATAGGTTTCTAATTTAAACCCAAATGGATTTGAATTTCTAGTTGGGTTTCCAAAGTTAAACAATGTTCCACTTGATACCTTATCTAAAAATCTAACCCACATTGTAATTGTAAAACCACCAGTCCCATCCGTGTTAAGATATGTTAAATTATTAGGGTCTAAACCTTCAATAAATTCTTGATTAGTGTTACGAATTATAATTCCTTGATTTGGATTTCTGAATTGTAAATATCCAGACGATTGATTTACATACTCAGGTCTGTCATCTTGTAATACAAATGGTTCTTCCAAGATGTCGGTTAAATAAGGAAGTATTGTGTTATAAATATCTTCAATGGTTCTTGTTGAGTTAGTATCATTAGCTGTCGATTTCAATCTATGAATAAAAGCATCACCTTCAGCGATGTTTCCATCTTGATTATCTTGAGCATATGAAATACTATTATCTTGACTATATTGAAGTGAACCAGTCCAAGTCCCATTTTCAGCTCTATCAACAACTCCATCACCATCTAAATCAAATTCAGGTAATTCTGGTGGAAGTAATGCATTTAATTCTTGAAAGAATCTAATGATTCTAGCTTGTCGTGTATCACCTGTTGGAAGTAATTCAAATATATTCGTGTCAAGAAATTCATTGGCTTTTTTAACATCTACAATTGATGAAGATTGTTGTAATGGTATGAATTGACTTATGTTTAAAGGATTGCCTTCACCTTCATTAACAACTAAATTAGTAATATTTAAACCATCAACATCACCTCCACCTACAATACTTATACTAACCGTTTCATCCGTACCCTCATTAATAGCTATTGTAAATTCACCAATGATTTGGTCAGCTATGGATTGTAAATCATCTTCTACATTGGCTTCAACATCTTTTTGAAAAAGAGCAAGAACTCCATCACCTTGACCAGTTTGCAATTGTCCATTACGAATAAATTTTTGATTGGATTGAACATCAGGTGTATCGATAAGTGGACTTTCTATTAAAGCATCAGCTATTCTGTCCAGTAATAATTCTAATTCTACCATATTTATTTCCTTTTAACTATAAATTCAAAATCATCATCAAATACTTGTTCTTGTCCATCATCATATTTTAATTTCAATAAAATTTTATAAACCCTATCAGGATAGAATCCATCCAAGTATTGAATAAAATAATTTGAATCACTGTCACAACTAAGTTTTGTATAACTTGTTCCCGTTGAGTCTTCAAATGGAACAATGAACTCATCAGTTGCAACATCTTTGATTGCATATGAACCACTACCATTAGTTATAAATGAATTAGTTACAGTTTGAACTGAGTTAGAAAAAGTTTTTTGAATATATCTTTTTCTTGCACCAACTCTAAACTTAACTCGTTCACCAACTTTATAACTTTCTCTTAATCCTTTCATATACAAAAAGTTATCAGTTAATCCACTCATTGTTAATTCAGTCAATGAACCTGTAATAAATGACCTATCATCCCAACGAACTTCTAATTTTGGTGAAAAAATTGTATGTGTATTTCTTGAAAAAAACTTTAAATGTCCAAAAGTCGTGGAATCTGTTTCTTGACTTCCACTAAAATTTATTAACATTCCATAATTTGAATATTGTCCATTATACCACATACGAAACATATTTGTTATATCAACATTAACATCAGGTGATTGATTTGAAAATGATTGTTCTGATTGACTGATATTTAAAACCGAAACACCAGCATTACTCCAAGTTAAAGCGTTACCACCAATTGGATTACTACGGTTTTCCCAACTACAACCATTAGTGTTTTTTGGTCTATCACCAAACTTACCAGTGCCCTCAGTCCAAGATTGTGATATTGGTTGAATGGCTAATTTATACTCCTCAGTCATTTCAGCATTACCTTCAGCTTCAAACAATCTTAAATAAATTTTAGAACTACCACCCAAAGCTGGTGTACCATTAGCTGGAAGTGGTGGTGGTATAGTTCCATTAACCATTGACTTAGACAATTCAGTAAATTCATTTCCACTAAATTGAACTAATGCTCTTGTTTGGTGGTCAAATGAATTGTTAAAAAATTCTTTCTTAACTTCAAGTATTTGGTCTCTTCCAAAGTTTTGGTCTCTGAAAGATTCACCTGTTATGGTTGATGAACCACTTGAAACCCAAGTGTCTTGATTTGGAAAAATAAAATGATGCATTATCTAACTCTCCCTTGTATGTTTTCGTTTGGATTCTTTAATTCAAAAACCGCAGGTGTACCTGTATTTGGTGGTAATATAATTGTTCCATCATCTGAAAGTGCTGTTTTGAACTCATATTTATAACCATAACCATTAGTTCCACCATCAGCTATTACAAAACTTCCATCACTATTACCATCACCATCTAAATCAGCACCAGTACCAGACGTACTGAATGAATAATTATATGTTGGTGAAGTTAATGATTCACCATCATCATAAAAATAATCTAAATCTTGAGTTATAGTAACATGACCGATTGAAAGAACACCCTCAACTCCCATCAATTCATATTCTAATTGACTTTTATAAATTGGTTGATTGAATTGCATTTTTTCAATTCTAAAATAATCTTTTATTTTTTGTATACAATCTAATTTTACTTTTTGTTTATCAGCATATTTTTCAGCTATGACATCAAACATCACACCAAAGTTTACAATGTATCCATCATTTAATGTAACAGTGTCAGTCATTAATTTAAAGTTTTCTAAATAATTTTTAATATTTGCCATCAAAGTATTTGGTAAATTATTAGTTTGTGAAGGAGACATTTGAGTAGCATGTGGATTACCAACTAATTGTTTTTTATTATCATATCCTAATAAATATATATTTATACTTGATAAATCAAAAGTACTTAAATCAGTTTGTTCTAATATGGGAAGATTATCTGTTTGAAAGTCTGTTAATAGAGTTGTTATGATATTAATATTTACTAATGTCATAACATCTAAATTTCCACCTTCGTGTATTGCTGCATTAATTTGGTTTGTTACTTCTCCAAGTTTTTCTATTGAACCATCTAAAACATCATCCAAATTATAAATTATATTATTATAGCTACTTTGAGCTTCATTAGTTGCCGTATCATTACTTCTTGTAACATATACTTTTGCTATGTTTCCAAACTCAGCTGGTATGTTTAATACTCTTGCTTCATAATCTTCTTTAGTTACACATCTGTTTTGTGTTGAGAAAAATGCTTTAGCTTTTTCTTTTATTTCAATCGTATCCTCTTCATCCTTACCACCAATCGCTGGTCTTTCATTTGTTACATTTAAAAGTGTTGAACCACCATCAATAGCTGTTGGGATTATAGTTGGTAAAGTGGTTAAATCACCACTTGGGACATTTGAATCAATTCCACCACCAACACGATAAGTAATTGTTAAAGTTGTATTGTTTGGTGTTTCACCAAGTGTTGAATATTCATCACCTAACAAAGGGTCAATCGCATTATTTAAATCATTGGTTTGTCCAGGTATTGTAACACCAACTTGTTCCATGTCAATATATCCCTCATCAACAAGTTGTCCATCTTTTAATACCCCATTACCAAACACAAGTGAGGTTGTATTATCTTGATTTGTTTCACGAGTAAATCTTTTTGGTGTTGTAATGTATGTCAACGAAAAAGGCACAGCTGAAGTTGATGTTAGACCACCAGTTTCAGATGAATAAGCTGAATCTCTATTTATATTATCACTATAATGAGTTTTTATTGGTACTTTATCTTGTGCAAGAAAATCAACTTCATACCAATTGTTTCCATTTGAATCCACACAAGAAATTATATCAATTACATTTGTATCAGGTATGGTAAGTGTTTTAAATTTTTCAGGTATTCCAACTTGAAATGTAATTGTTTTTTCAGTTGCACTTACCGCTCTTACAGTTCTTGATAGTGTATAAGTTGAAGCTAAACCACTAGCATCAACTGTTCCAATTGTGTTACCATCATTTGAACCTGTAATTTTAAAATCAATTGGTTCTAATGTAGTAAATATAATGTCTGAATTTGTACTAGAAACTATTTCTATTCCAGAATCAAATACACTAGCATTTGAATAATCAACTTTTGATACATCACCACTTGAAGCGTTTACATTGGATTGAAAAGTTAAATCAACATACGCTGGAACAATTGGTTTTACTTTATAACCAAACATTTTAGCCATTGTGATTATGTTTCTTCTTTCTTCAGCCAGTGGTAACAACATCTCTCGATATTGTTGGTCAACATAAAATGATAACACATCACCAACATATGCGTTCATTTCTAATAACATCATACCCGGTGATGTTTCATTAAAATCACGATATGTATTTGGAAAATAGGATTTAGCATAATTCATCAAAGATGTTTTCAATGCTGTAAAATCTTTATTTAAATAATTTACATTTGATTCTTTAAAATTTTCTTTACCATATGTTGGCATTTTTTATCTCCAATTAATATCCAGTTCCACTTGTTACACTTGATTCTGTTTCTGATACATCACTTGAAAAATCTAAAGTTATTGAATCTAAAGTGTTTGGGTCTTGTTTAATGTTAAAATCTATTTTTACTCTAATTTCATTTGTTCCTATGTCAGTTGTGTCATTTTTACTTAAAACCTGTATATCTCTTACTTCAACAAAAGGTAACCAAAATTCAAATTTATCCAGTATAGCATTTTGAACACCAAATAAGTTTTCATCTGTGATATGTTCAAATAATAATCGTCTCAATCCCAGTCCTAAATTTGGTTGAAAGAATCTTTCACCCTCTTCAGTTTGTAATAGATTTCTTATATTATTTTTTACAGCTTCAATAGTTGTTGAAGTGGTTGCAAAAAATCCATCTTTATCATCACCTCTACGAATAGGTAAATCAATACCAACTTTGACTTTGGTATCATTATCTTGAATAAAAGGTTTTCTTGATGTATCTTTAATAGCCATTATAATATATCCTCAATATCTTCTCTAATTAACTTTACAGTTGTAAATTCTCTTTGTCCATCTTCATCTTCAATATCAAAATCATCTTGAGAATCAGGTGGGTCTCCAATAAATACATACCCAGTTGACTCCAATCCACCATCATCTTTTTCTACATCTATTCCAGGTAAAATACCACCACCCTCTAATAGTGGAAGTATAGCTTTTTCAATTTCACCCTCCAATGCATCAATTGTAGCTCCGAGACCAAGAGGGTCACCTAACTTTTTTAATGTTTTTAAAATAGGTTGATATTCACCCAATAAAGTTTCTAATTGAATATTTATGGGTTGTTCTGGTATTTTATATTTTTCAACAACAACAGGAGCATTTAATTTAGTAATTCTAAATTCAGCTTCTGTTAAAAATTTAACTATTGCTTCTTTAGTGTATTCAGCTTCACGTTCAATGAAAGAACCATTAGAAGTATCAAGTGGTTCTGGTACTCCAGTGTCTTGAGCTGCCTTTACTTTAGCATTAATTAAATCGTCTTTCAATCCCATTGTTATCTTCCAAGTTTGTTTTTAGATTTTTCTATTGACTTTTCCAATACTTCACTATAATTCTTATTTAAAAACTGACTCATTGGGTCACTTGATGGAACTTGTTGTGGTGTTGTATTCATCATATCACCGTATTGTCTACCAACTAATTCATTCATTCTATCAGAAGTAAACTCACCACCACCCAATGTTTTCCAATCACCATCTTGAGCTGTTTCATTCAATACATCATTTAATACTGAATTATTTGTAAATGATTTTTTCTCAACGATTTTTTTTGGTTGTGGTTGAGA